AATGCGCTGGCTCGAATGGAAGAGTTGGCGCCAACAATCTGCCCCATGCAATCCGACGCAAAGCGGCGTCTGAGAAAACCATCGGAGAACTGACATGAACGTAAGCACGAACGACTGGATTGCCCTTGCTGTGGGCATCCTCGGCATCATCTTGCCGCTCTTGACGGCATGGCTCAGGGAGCGGACGAAAGCCCCTGTATGGCTACAAGAGTGGCTGGGCAAGGCGGGGAACGGCGATACCGTACGAGAACGCCTCACATACCTCGTCAACGCGGCGGAGTCGTTTTCAGAGAAGGACGATGAGCAGCGCAAGGACTACGTGAAACAGTCCCTTATCAGATGGCTCGTGGCAAGCAACATCAGTATCCCCGACAGCGTCGTCAACCTCCTCATCGAGTGGGTCTACCAGACCTACAAGCGCAAGGCGGCGAAGTCATGAGAACCTGTAAAGACAACTACCCACCCGACTCCGTCTTTGGCGCTCCCCGGCAGGATCGTTACGACCACGAGCACCCAAGACACTCCCGTCTTGAGTGGACCATCGTACTGCTCATCCTCGCCATCATCCTCTGCATCCTGTTCGAGCACACTGCCCGGGCTTCGCAAGATGGCACGCTCTGGCTCTCTGACGGGTCTCTGACCTTCAATGAGGCGACGCTATACAACAAACCCGGCGAAGCCCACTCGATGATGATCTTGGACCTCCCGCCTGCCCCGCCGTACTACCTGCAGGTGGAAAGCCTTGCGGGGGTATCCACGTTCGGGATTTCTATGGTCGGGGGTGACGTGGGTTCGACGGTGGACGCATACGACTTTGGCCTTCCTGTGTTTGGATACTTTCCTCTGATTCCCTACGGGCCCTATATCCTCGACGTGACGGAGCTCGTTCAATCGCTACCTCCGCAGCAAAGGACGGTGGGGTTCCGACTGATCGGATGGGGAGAGATTGCATCCCTGGATAATGAGTGCGGACTAGCTCCTCAGATTGTGCCGGAACCGAGCACCTTGGGCATGCTGGGGGCCTTACTCGCAGGTATAGCGGGGGCTTGGAGGCGGAGATGAGGTGGGGCGCATTCTTGGGCGCAAACGGCGTCTGGTATCCCATACCGAGGCGAAAGAGCGACGATGCGGAGTTCCGCAAGCGCGTGATGTCGATCTTCGACCTGAAGCCGCTGACCCGCAAGGAGCGCGCGGCTCTCAAAAGGCGGGCGGTGAAATGGTGAGGGGCGTGCATATCCCGCAAACGTGCACGGGAAACGGAGGAATACAGGCAGATGGGACTTACATGGAAGGGCGTTGGGGCCTTCTTCGGAATCAAGGGCAAGCCGATTGACGCTGTCCTGAAAGAGCTCGGCAAGGCCACGGGCTACACGGGCAAGCCGCAGGAATGGGGGGCCAAGCTGGCCTTCGACCTCGCGACTGGCACGGTGTCGGTGGCGTCGCTGAAAGCAAGCGTGAGCATGGCTGCTCGGTTGCGGGCGGTTGAAGAACTCAAGCGGCTTGAGAGCCAGATAGACGAGGCGCTGGTTGCGCTCGGAGATCGGACGTAACCTAATGCGCTACGTTCTTTGTATCCTCCCGTGGGACCTCCCGCCAATCGCGCCGCTGGACGTGCCCGCGTTTCTTGAGACGGTGAAGGGCATGGGATTCGACGGGGTTTCCCTCATAGTCCGCCCGCACCAATCCGAGAAGATGCAGGAGGTGCTTATTCCCGCGCAGCAGGTGCGAGACGCAGGGATGGACCTGCTTCTGAGGGTGTGGTGCGATACCCAGCACTCCGACTGGATGCCGAAGATATGCCGCCTTGCTGACGGCGGGCTGAACATACACGCGCCCGAAGCGCAAGCCATCATGCGCGACTTCTGCGGCGTGGTCAAAAGCTCTGGACTATACGGGCTGGCGACTCACGTTGCTATCTCGTGGTCCGGGTCGCTGGAATCCACGTCGGAGGAAATGCCGCGATACAAGGGCTTGACCATCGGGCAGGAGATGGCGCACAGGGACAAGGTGCGGTCTACCATCGGGGCGGCTATCTCTGTGCTGGGTAACAAGACACCAATCGGCGGGCAACGGTCCTGCCCGTGGCACGAAGAAAAGCAACGTCTCGAACTGGACGTCCACTACCGCGAAAACCTCAACGTGTGGGGGGATATGTGGTTCGATTCACGCGACCACATACAGCCGTCTCTCGCAATGGCGAAGGCGGCAATGCCCGGAGTACCGATGGTCAACGAGTTCGACTACGACGGCTTCCTGAAAGAGAACGCCAAGTGGCACTGGACGGATACACCGTGGGACCAGGAGTTATTGGCGCGGTCAAAGATGCTGAAAGACGCTGGTGGGAGTCTGCAAGTGGTTCACTGTTCACCCGGCGATCTCATGAGCAACGCGGAGACCTTTGCCGCCGCCGGAAGAATAATGAGCCAATGAAGACAATCGAGATCAGCAGGAACAAGTTGCTTGAGGACACGGCGACCGCCATGCACTGGGGCGTCCGTTACCATCTCGGAGCCAAGGCCGCGAACATCGCGCAAGTCCCACACGCCGGCACGTCCATTGACTGCTCTGGATGGGTGAGAGTCCTCCTCAGACGCGCGGCCGGTATCACGATCCCGGACGGGTCATGGGGACAGCGTGAGTGGTGCGAGAGTCAGGGATTCAAGAGATCGACTTACGACAAAGACGGCGCGGGGCGAATGGACGGCAGGGTGCGCATCGGGTTCATACGCGCGCGGCAGGGCCGGACCGGGCACGTCTGGTTGATACTCAACGGGCAGACCATGGAAAGTTGGGGCGGGCATGGTGTCGGCAGGCGCCCGTGGAATACGAAGGTTCTGATGCAGTGCAAGGACATCTTCGTGCTGACAGATCCAGAGTGACCGCCCTAGACTCCTTCATTCGCGGCGCGGGTTCCGTCCTGGACATCGGCGGAACTCTTAGCGAGCTCCCGGAATTCCTTGAGGTGTCCGACGCGGATGCGATTGCGGGTGATTGGGAGTTCCTTCGAAGGGACATGCAAACCGCCATAGACGCGGTCTCGGGCTCCTTCGAAGGGACATAAAAACGGGGCCGCCCGGTTCCCCGAGCTGGCCCCGATTTTGATTCGTAAGGGGGACACCCCCCAAACAGACGCGCTGACAGTTTATCACACACTTGGGGTCATCGTCTTTCCCCTCCTCCTTTCGGCGCTGGCCCCACCTCCTTCCCACGGACGCACGCAAACGGGGCGCTGGTTCTCTCACTCTCTCCAGCGCCCCGCCCCTTTACCACGGCGCTTCCGAGGGGTATAATGTGGGCATGACACTCCGCGATCTGCACAACAAGGCGATGGAGCAGTACGACGCCGGGCTTGTTGCCCGGATGAATCAGGATTACGCGTTGTGGCGCAAGCGACTGCGAGAAGCGTACGCGCTTGAGGGGAAAGCGGCAACCCGCCTGTTGCACAATCATGATTGCGAACCCACCCGCTCTACCCTATACCTTGGAGCGGCCAGAATCGCGCTGCAACTGGGGATGCTGGACCGGGCCGAATCTGCCGCGTCTCAGGGGCTTGCGGGGAAACCCTCTGAGTATAACGCCCGCGCCCTCCGAGCCCTACTTGACCTCATTCCTGCTCTGCGCAAATCTGGCCGACTAGGTGATTGGCACAAAGACCCGTCTCGCGCGTCCATTACCGCCCCCTAGCCCACTTACCCCCTTCCCGCCCTAAACCCCTCAGAATCGCATCCTGCGCCCTCCTGTGGCATTCTGGGAAGTTGACGCTCCCGCGTTCGGACACCCCAGCGAACTATTCCCAACTTTCTTCCCATACTTGTTGACAATACGCCCGCTTGCGGGTATAATGAATTGTAGATGGAGGCCGAGAGGCCAGAAGGGATGGAATGAGGATGGATATCAGAATCAAGGGAACTGAGGATGTGCGAGAGTTGACCGCCATTGACCGGGTGACCGGCTTGGAGTGGACTGCTGATCTCATATCAGCCGGCAACCTGCCGAGAGATGACAACGAGCGCCCGATAATGGACGCGGAGGATTACGAGTGGTGGGCAACCTACATTTCCGACTCGGAGGAGACGGAGCGCGAAGCTGAGCAACTATCAGCGGAGATCGGCGTGCCCGTGGGTGACATCCTTGAGGCGTGCGGCTCTGAGGGCTCTCTGGGGGACATGGATCAGCATCGTGCCGCGGCCATAAGGGTGATGGCTACCATGCGCTCTGAGGCCGCAAACAAGTAGCCCCCGGACGGGGCGAGAGGATGGAGAGATGAAAACAGAACTGACAATCGACGAGAGTTGGGATCGCGACGGGAACATCACAGCCGACTCCGATCCTTCTGAGGAATACGACCGGTGGCTGGCATTTGCCGATGAGGGCATTCCTGTAGACCAGGGTGGGTACGTGGGCGACGAGTTCACGCTAGCGGATTTCGAGGAGTATATCCGCGTCCTGCGCGCGGAGTGCAAGGCTGAACTGGATGCGCGGAAACCACTACATCTGGAAGAGGCTGAGAGATGATGCAACTCACGAAAGACGAGCGACTTAACCGGCTGATTCGCGTCGCGAATGCACAGCAAAAGAAGGTCTCGAAGGCAGACCGAAACGCGTATTATGACGAGCACAAGGTGTGTATGCCGGTCTTGGCTTTCCGATCCGAGGCCGGTGAGGGTTTCTACATGCGTGTCCGCAATATCAAACGGTTTTGGCGCAACGTGGCCGATGAGATGCAGGCGACAGGGCAATCGGAAGGAATCCCGCCCGAACGAGAGATTGCGCGACTCGAGAAGATCGCGGCGGAACTGGAGTCCGAATGAAACTATTCACAAGCACACAGGCGGCGGCGCAGATCGGCGTGGACGCGAGCACTATCCGCCGCTGGTGTCGCGAGAAACGCATACCCGGCGCCGTCCACTACGGGCGGGACTGGATGATGCCCGCGGCGTCACTGGACGGTGTCACAAAGCAGAAGCCGGGGCGAAAGAAGGTGGAGTGATGGCAAAGCCAACTTACCTCTATCCCAACTGCACGATCACGCTCGAACGGGGATCCGAGTTCGTGCAGATGAATGCTAACGATATCAAGGGGTACCATTTCGTATCACCGCGAATTACGGGAGTTCTGACCAATGGCGAAGGGCAGGTAGCTGGGAAGGCCCCGGAGGGCTGGGTTCCTCCTAAGTTCGTAGTGGGCGAACCGTTCGACCTCCATGATTTTGTGCCGTTAGTCGGTGAGGCCATCCCAACGGATATCGACATACATGAGGATACGGGCCTGTTTTGGGTGAGGTTCGAGACGTACGACCAACTGGAAATGGCCGGGGCCCCGCTGATAGTCCCCGGCTGCGACTAGCCACCAGCCCCCGGCGCGAACCGGGGGCTTTTTCACGTACAAGAAAACGGGCCGTCCGTATAAACCCGGTCAGCCCGTTTGTGCGTAGTCAGCCTTCAGCTCTCCTGAATGGCCTCCACGCTCTGCTAGCGCTTTGGCATTGACGCCATTATATCACACCCGACCCGTCACTAAACACCACCCCGCGACGGCGAACACCCCCACCAGTAGAACCACCGCGACCACCCCGCGGAGCTGCACCCACCACCAGGTTATGAGTTCCCGCCTGGTCACACCACGTCCGGCGGCAACAACCGTATCCCCAACTGGCTTTCGACAGCCCGGATGATCGCGACGCGCGCGTCTACCGTATCCCCGCGGTCAGATCCAAACCGTACCCCCAGTTCGCCTGCGTGCAGCCATAACCAGTCAAACGCTATCCTCACGCGCTCCTCCCGCGTTGGGGCGAGAATGATGGCCGTGGTGATGGCCTCTGGTATGGGCGGGGGTTCCGGTGGTTCTGGCGGTATGGGTTGAGGTTCTTCCGGGAGATCGGAAGTAGACTCGTTTTCTACATCCGTGCCGTATGCTAGTGCTACCCAGCGCGAAAGAGGTTCGTTGAACGCATCAGCGAGCTTATCGAGGACCTTGATACTAGGCACTTCCCCGTGCAACATACGACCGACGTACGTGTAGTGAACGCCCCAAGCTTTTCCTGCGTCGCGGTAATTATCGAACCTGTTTCGTCGATAGGCATCCCTCATGGCCGCCCCGAAAGTGTCACTCATTCTTCTTTCCGGCATACCGGCACCCCTATAGTAACACGCCCACAGAAAAAAAGCAAAACTTTTGCACTAAACCTGTTGACAGTCAGTCTACTACCCTATAATATGTGTGTAGACGAGCAGTCTACTAGGAGCGACAGGTATGCACTACGGACGAAAACTCAAGGCTAAACGGGTGGAGTGTGGGCTGACCCAGGCCGAAGCCGCGGCGCTTTTGAAGCAGGACCCAAAGATCATAATCGCGTGGGAACGGGCGAAACTGCCTGTGTCTTGTGAGGATTTCGAGGCGATGGCGGCGATCTATGACAAGAACGCTAAGCCCTTCCCCGACTGCGTGACGGCAACCGGCAGGAGCAAGTAGTTAGCGGCAGGAGGCCGATTGGTGGAAAGCATCTGGATTCCCGTGGCTAAATCACTACCAGAACACAGAAAACTGATCCGACTGGCGGAGATACTTGACGACTCCGCCGGAACTCCGCCGGAGCTCCACCGGAGTTCCATGCTCACTACGATGTCAAACCTGATTCATCTCTGGCTTTGGTCCTTGGAGAACGCGCCGGATGGGTGTTTGTCCACCCTTACCGCAAGGACGATAGCCCACGCCGCACGCTTTGAGGGTGATCCGGACGTGTTCTTGGGAGGTTTGATAGACAGCGGGTTCGTGGACCGGCATGGCGACGAATTGAACCTACACGACTGGCCGGAGTACGGTGGCAAGCTACATATTGCCCGCTTGAAAGAGCGTGATCGGTGGCGTGAAAGGAACTCCGCCGGAGTTCCACTGGAGCTCCACGAAAACTCCACTGCTAAGAGTAAGAGTAAGAGTAAGAGAGAGAGTACCTCCGGAAGTACAAGTACTTCCTCCGGTGGGAATGCATGCATGCCGGTTTCGGAAGAGGAAAAGCCCGCGAAGCCGGACCGGAAGGCGGAAGTCGCCGCCCTCTTCGCTTACTACAAAGAGAAGATCCAGCCAGCCGCCCGCCTGTGCCCATCTGAGAAGATCGCCAACCGCCTCAAGAAGTTCAGCGACGAAGAGTTGCGCAAAGCGATAGATCATTTTGCGGCTGACACGTGGTGGATGGAGAACAACGCCAGTCGCGGGGGTGAGTGGTTCTTCCACTCGGACGCCCGCATAGAGCAACTACTCCTCCTTGACCCGAACGCACGAAGGAACGGAAACGGCAATGGCAGGACTAACAAAATTGGACCCGAGGACGACCTTTCCCGCTTCGACAGGTACGGTTCGTATCCCAAAGCCTGAAACCTGCGAACTCTGCCATGGTCTAGGGTGGGTATCGACTGACGTTGGCAAGAGCCGCATGTGTTCCTGCCCGAAGGGGGATTGGGAAGCGCGGAAGGCGGCAGCGATCTTCCTGCGGAGTGCCCTTATACCGCCATGGTTTCACGGGTTCGAGCTTGACACCTACCCGGACCAGAAGTCAGCGGCATTGAAGGCCGTCCGGCGCTGGGTTGCGGAGTACCCGAAGCGCAAGCGATCCCTGCTCTTCTGGGGTGTCTATGGAGTGGGCAAGACGGGGCTTGCCGTGGGCGCGATGCGAGCGCTCACGATCAAGCAGCCGAGGCCGTGCACGTTTCTGTCAAGCACGGAGTTCCTTCGCAAGTTGCGCGCCACATTCCAAGGTGGGCCGGATGCTGATGCGGAGATAGAGGACGCACGCGACGCCCATGTTCTCCTCCTGGACGATATCGGGGCGGAACGGGGAACGGACTGGGCGACCAAAGAGCTTGAGGCTCTTGTGGACTATCGGCACGGGCTTGGCACGGTCAAGACAACAATCATCACCACGAACGGAACGCTGAGACAGCTTGCGGACCGAATGGGAGTGCGGACAGCCGACAGACTTCTGGAGATGTGCGCGGTGGTAGAGGTTTCCGGTCCCAATCTCAGAGAGCGTGGGGCCAAAGGTGAAAGCGGCCAATAGGGGCCGCAATGACGAGAGGGACCGGGCAAAAGTTGTGTGCTACAAGCCAAGCCCGATCCCTCTCAGAAAGGACATCCTGACAGATGTCTACACGATTGTATCACGAAACGGGGATGGACAAACACAAGATTCCGATCTTGCCGGATGCAGAGCCGCCATTCGAGGAAGAGCGCCTGCATGTCTACGAGCACAGTTGCCCTCAGTGTCTTGGATACCAGGACGGTGACGCTACCTGCCCGACATGCGGCGGGGCCGGGGTTGTCCGGGAGGTATGGTGAGATGTATGCCGAGCTTGAATCCCCTTACAAGTGCGACAGTTGCGGGCGGAACATGCTTCACGCTGGCCTCTGCTACCGTTGCAAGAATGGACTCCCCAAGAACGAGACAACGCCGGAGGAGCGCGCCGCACGTCGCAGGCTTATGGATACCGAAAGCGCACTCAAGCGCGACGGGGTTCCGGCAAACAAGCGCCGCCAGATTATGAGGGGCATGGAGCGCAGATACCCACACGGGACTGCGGCGAGAGCAAGATTCGGAGCAGGTGACGAGATGACAAACGAGATAGCAAAGCGAGACGAGTTCGCAGGGCAGATCGCCCGCAACGGATTCTCCGACGCGGAGATCCAGGTAGTCAAGGATTCGATCATGCCGGGAGCGACCAACGCGGATCTGAAAGTGTTCCTGGCAGTCTGCCAGCAGTCGGGGCTCAACCCGCTCTGCTCACCGGCAGAGATATGGGCGGTTCCGTTCAACAAGAACCTTGCGAAGCAGGGACAGCCCGCGCAGTGGGTCAAGACTTACAAGCCAATCACCTCGATTGACGGTCTGCGCGTCGCGGCTTACCGGTCGCGCCCGCTGACCGGGTATCGCGGACAGGTGGGCCCGCAGTGGTGTGACGTTGACGGAATCTGGCGCGACGTATGGCTGAAAAAAACTCCTCCGGCCGCCTGCCGGGTTGGCGTAGTGCTTGATGGCATGAACGAACCTATGTGGTCGGTGACTACGTGGGAACAGTGGAAAGGCGCACAGGACAAAAAGGGCAGCAAGTGGGGCGAAATGCCTGCTCACATGCTGGCAATCGCGGCAGAGAAGCAGGCACTGCGCCGCGCTTGCCCCAACCTCAAGAAGCTATTCCGGGAAGTGGCGAAGGAGCCTGAGGAGTATGAGGCGGTTGAGGGCGAAGTGACCGAATGCGACCCCGAGACCGGGGAGATCGTCACTCCGGAGGAAACGCTGCAGGCTGAGTTGGTAGAGTCGGCGGAAGAGGCTGTGCAGATGGGCGAGGCCGTTGAAAACAAGGCTGACCTGCGGCTACAGATCAAGGCTCGCGCCCGCGAGATCGGCCCGGAGGCTTACGCTCAGATCGCCGGGAATGTAAAGGTATCTGAGCTGACCGCCGCCGAACTGCGCGGGTTGCTTGACGCGCTCAACGCGTGGACGCCCGACCCCGAGCCGGCTGCAGCGGAAGCGCCGGAACCCGCAGACCCGGACGCCGAGGACGACCCCGACCCGTTCGGCGGCGAGTACTTGGATGGCCCCATACCCGAGGACCGCGCCGCACGTGAGGACATGGCGCACAAGGTGCTACTCGCTATTGGCAGGGGAAAGGGTCCTGAGCGCGCGTCCTGGTTCTCCGAACGCAAACTCCCGCTACCGCCGAACATCTCAACTCTCAAGGATGCGGACCTGTTGAGACTAATCAACTCCGCGCGTCACGAGATTCGCGAGCAGAAGGGACAGGCGGCGGCATGACTACCAAAATCCTTGAGGTTCGAGATAAGGGCACTTTCGTGCCCGTGATGGCAATCCATGGTGATTCACAGTCGGTGCCAGAGGGCGCGTCATACCTCCTGCGGCGAGCCGGATGGGTGGAATCTGAGTTCACCTACATGGTTCTTCTGGAAGATGGGCGTTGCCAGTGGGATGCGTTCCAGTGGGGCGACAGGACGTTCCGAACTGCCCACATCTTCATTGAGCACAACTGGCACCTCCTGCAAGATGGTGACGTGGTGGACGTGCAGTTCATCTTGGGTGAGACATCCGAGAAGAAGGTCAGCGAGCGGGAGGAGGTACGGGCATGACTACCCCTAAGTTTGTGAGGCTGACCAATAAGATCAGCAACCAAGCGATCTGGATTAACGCGAACAACATCACGTTTGTGACCTCGTACGATGAAGGCACTACGGTCGGCTACACCGGGTCGCACTACGCGAGCACCGTCGCCGAGTCCGTGGACGAGGTGATGGAGAAGATCTTGGGAGAGGGAGGCGCGGCATGACTACAGACACCGGAACCAAACGCGAGATATGGACGCACCGCATCGGAGGCGCATACCCCGCAGTTGTGACCGTCTACGATGACGGCTCGTTTGAGGCGGATGGGTACGTTGCCAAGGTCAAACAGATACGCCTGCTGGCGAAAGAGGTCGCGCGGCTGCACGGGCTACTGCACGGGTCGGAGGTGGAGAAGTGAAGCACACATTTGACTGGACAGAGGCGTGTCCGGAATGCAAGGCCACTGGGGTATACATCGGGTTCGCAGAGAAAGATGGCGCTGGTTGTGCGTGTAGCGCCTGCAAGGGCACCGGAGAACTCAAGCACCACGTCGAATACGAGGAGTTTGAGGGAAAGCGCCGTTGCGAAGGCCTGAAGAAGGTCTACCCCTACAACCCTGGAGTGTGCCTGAGAGCGAACGGGCAGGGCGGTATGGGCTATGACGAGTTTTTCGCGGGTATGCCGTTCCCCCGCGGATCTGAGCCGCGCGTGCAAAGTTGCCCCGCTTGGTATTACCAGGGCGCAGACTACATGCTGAAACCCGACTGGAAAGAGTGTGGGTACGGTTCATTTCTCGCCTGCCAGCACTTCGGAACCAAACACCTGTGCTGGGCGCGGTGGGACCGCGAGAACCCTGAGGAGGTGTCCAAGTGACGCACTGGAACCCATTCCGCCCCTATCACGCGTGGCTGAATGAACTCGGCTGCGAACTGATGGGCATTGAAGGTGAATCCCCTGAAACCGTTTGGGGTTGGATGACTCAACTGGGCCGGTGTGTCGCGGTCACTGCCGCCTGCGTGGTCGTGATGATTGGCCTATGCGTGGTCGTGTGCGTGTTTGGGGGTGGGCGATGAGGTGGTCTGAGTACTTGGATGGACACGGGATTTGGTTCAGGGTCTACCCGCAGGACTACCGCACAGACGAAGAACTGCGAAAGCGCGTGATGATGAACAATGGGTTCAAGCCCCTAACCCGCAAAGAGCGCGCGGAACTCAAGCGGAAGGACGTGAGATGGTGAGCAAGGCACCGCGATTGCCGGCAATGACTGAGGAACAGTTCCAGGCGATGATACTTGACCTCGCCGGGAAACTTGGGTGGGAGACGTACCACCCCTACCTGTCGATCTTTTCTGCTAAGGGTTGGCCGGATCTGGCTATGTGGCGAGAACGGCTGATATTGGCGGAGATCAAGACTCAGCGCGGGAAGGTGAGCGAGTCTCAGCAGAGTGTGATTGCTGGACTCAGAACCGCAAAGGTCGAGGTCTATGTGTGGAGGCCGAGCGACTATGAGGAGATCGTCAAGGTTCTTATGAGGAGGGAGGAATCTCATGGCTAAGCCGACACCGGGACCGTGGGAACTTGTGCCAAACGGAGGCTGCACGGGGTCAGACGAGAATTATTGGGGAATTTACGCAGGTTGCGGATTCTTCAGCACGGAGTGCCCGGAAGCCGGGTTTGACATTAGCGGGTGCATGTCTGAGGCCAACGCCCGCCTGCTCGCTGCCTCGTGGGAGTTGTACGAGGCGTGCAAGGCGCTGATGGCGATTGTAGACGAGTCTGACGGTGTCGCCGGATACCACCTGAACGGCGAGATCGCAACGTGGGGGGAGTTCGAGTGCGCTGCAGCCGCCCGAGCGGCCATCGCCAAGGCGGAGGAGGGGAGCGAGTCATGAAATCACAGACAGTGTCCCGTGACGTGTCTATAGAAACCACTCACTGCGCGAGGTGCAACATCGCGATCTATCTTGAGGAGTCACATCTGCGTAACCTCCGGAGAAGTCACGCTGAGTTCTATTGTCCCAATGGACACAGCCTGAACTTCAATGGTGAAACCGAAGAGGAACGACTCAAGAGGGAACTGGACCGCCAGAGGGAAAGCACGCGCAGGTGGCGACAGGACGCAGAACACTTCGAGCGGTCGCGCAATACTTACAAGGGCGTCGTCTCGAAACTGAAGAAACGAGTCGGCAACGGCGTTTGCCCGGAGTGCAACCGAACGTTCCAAAACCTTCAGCGGCACATGTGCTCAAAACACCCGGCGTTTGCGAAGGCGGAGGAGGGCGCGGAGGGATGAAAGGCGAGAGGCCGTTGGATTATCACCCGACTGATTTTGGGTTTGCGTGGGGGCCGGTTGAGGTCCAGCGCACAACTCAGTTTGCGGACGGGCGCGGGGTTATCAGTATTTGGAGCGAGAGCCAAGAGCTAACGGTGTACTTCTCCCGCACAGGCCGGAGCCTGCGCGTGTTCCGGGGCGGGAAGGAACTCAAGGAGGTGGAGGGATGAGCACAAACAGCAAGATACAGTGGACGGACGCGACTTGGAATCCCGTCCGTGGATGCACACGGGTGTCGGCGGGGTGTGAAAACTGCTACGCCGAACGGATGGCAAGCCGGTTCTTCCCGGACTTGGCGACCCGAACCCCATCCGGCCCACGCTGGACCGGGAGGGTGGAGTTTCGCGAGGAGGAACTACGCAAGCCCCTTCACTGGCGTAAGCCCCGCAAGGTATTCGTATGCTCGATGGGCGATCTGTTTCATGAGAACGTCCCGGACGAGGTCATTGCCCGCGTTTTGGGCACCGTAGTTCATGCCCAACACCACACCTTCATGGTCCTTACGAAGCGGCCGGAGAGGATGGCCGCATTCTTCGCCGATGAAGAATCACGGGACGCCGTTCTGGGCGAGGCCGACCGCCTTATCTGGGACGGCGAGGTGACTCCCTATTGCGATGGCTGGAAGACAGCACGCCAAGCCGCACCAAACGCTACCTTCGACGAGCATGGCTGGACGTGGGACTCCGAACTCAAGTGGCCTATCCCAAACTTGTGGCTGGGTGTCAGCGTGGAGAATCAGGAGGCGGCTGACGAACGCATTCCTGTGTTGCTTGAGACCCCCGCTGCCGTTCGGTTTCTGTCATGTGAGCCCTTGTTGGGACCGGTGGACCTTGGCCTGAGCGTGGATACATGCACATGCTGTGAGCGCTGGCCGAGCCGCTGGATTCGCCTCCATAGGCCAGTGGGTCCGGACAACCCCTATGTATTCGGGCTATCGACGGACATGGTGGCCGACGCCGGCATCTACCGTGCGAACTCAAACGCTCACGGTGCGCTGAGTATCGCAACGCCGGGGGGCAGTCTTGGGATCAAGCCGCGAGAGTTCGAGTCCCTGGGGAGTATCGACTGGGTGATTGAGGGCGGCGAGACAGGCCCGCACAAGCGCCCGATGGACCTCGACTGGGCGCGTTCGATACGTAACCAGTGCCGACTCGCGGATGTCCCGTTCTTCTACAAGCAGGATGGGCGCGGGAACCACTATCTGGACGGATGCGCTGGCCACGAATACCCGGAGTCGCTTGAGGAGAAGGGACGCTGAGATGAAAACCTACTTGGTCGTTTGGTGGGACTTCCGGGAGATGCGGTGGAATGTAGAGGTCGCTTACGCCAAGCACGCAAGAAGGGCGAAGGTAGACGTTTGGGCACGAGCAGTAGGATACCCCCCGGAGTTTGTTGCATGGAGCAAGTCCACAAAGTGCAGAGCGATTCTCATTTCTGATGCGGGCGAGAGAGCGCAGGTGAAATTATGACCCGCGTCACCTGCTGCGAGTGCGGGAAGGCGTTCGAGGTGCCCGGGTGTGGATGGTTGGCTGGCATAGTCCGTTGGGTTTGCAAAGCATGTATGGCCGCCGGCGACGCCACAATCGCCGCGCTGGACGCGGGGAAGGTGGAGTGATGGACGAAGAGATATACGACCTGAGCCACGATGACTACGTGGAGAGGCTTATAAGAGAACGAGACGCCGCCAGCGCTGAGAACGAAAAGCTCACAGCGGACCTCGCCATCGAGCGGGGGGCGCTGGAGGTTTCGGTTAGGCTCACCCTTGCGGCCATAGGTTTGCCCGCGCCGCATGCCAGTGAGCGCACTGTGAAGAGCATGATGGATGACTGCCGCCGCAACGCCAGCGCCGACAGCGCGAAGGAAGGGAAGGGGGAGTGATGGAGAGACCGGAGTTTGATGTGGCGTTTGAAGGAGGTAAGAAGGCGCGTTGGGTCGCCCTGGTCCGAGACAAGGAAGCCGCCAAATCCGACCTCGCCGCCGCCCGCGCGGAGAACGAAAAGCTCACGGCGGACATTGCCGCTGCTCACGCACTGTTGCGGGAACGGTTGGCAGTCTTGGACGTGGGGCACGACACTTTCGATAAGCCGCGCAAGTGCCGAGTGTGCTTGTGGAATGACAAGGTCCGCGCCGAACTCGCGAAGAAAGGGAAGGGGGAGTGATGGAGTACGACGAGCACACCAAACAGATCATCCGCGCAGGTGACGCGCTGGCCGAGAGCAACAAGAAACTGACCGCCGACCTCGCCCTCGCCCGCGCGGAACTCGCGGTCGAGCGGCGGGCGCTGGAGATATGCGTTGCCGAGCATTACGATGCTACCGCACAATCGCAGCAGGTGATTGCGTTCCGGGACAAGGCTGCAGCGATTGCATCCCGCGCGGAAGTCGCCGAAGCTGTCGAGCTTGCCAATAATGGCGACCATACCGAATGGGTTGACGCGCCGGAACAGGAGGCCGCTCGTGAGGATTAAGATAGGCAAGCGAGTGGTAACGTGGTATGGCGAAGGCGAGGTTGTCAGGATGAACGTATGCGGGATTAAAGGCATGACGCAGGTGCAGCTTGATGCGCCGCCGCCCGTCCAATACAATCTCGGCAAGAATCCGGCCCTATTCTGGGCCTGCGACCTCAACAAGCCTGCAGAGGTATCGGAGTGACGCGACCAGTCAAAGTAACCGTGAAGGCTGACCCGCGCCCGCACGACCCAGATATCACGCGCCGTCTTGTTCGCGCGACGGAGATTCTGCTACACTACATTCGGCAAATCGACTCGAGGGAGAAGGCCGCTTGAAGTACGCCATATATCTCAGATGCAGTACTGACGATCAATCGCAGGGCGACTACACGACCATTGACGCCCAACGACAGATCGTCCAGGCGTATGTGGCCGAACGCGGCGGCGAGATCACCGGCGAGTACTGCGATGAAGGCCGTACCGGGACAAACCTCAAGCGCCCGGGTTGGATTGCGCTTCTGAAAGCGGCCAAGTCTCATGCGTTCGGCGCCGTGGTCTGCACCTACATGTCGCGACTCGGCCGAGGTGATGCTGGGGTTGTCGCTGAATACCTCCTCCGCGAAACCGGCGTGTCCCTGGAGCTCGTGCAAGAGTCCTTCACGGCGGATATGGCGGGCCGCGTCCACAAGCAAGTGACGCGCCTGGTGGACAGCCTGTACGTCGAACAGGTAAGGGATTGGACGATCACCAAAATGGAGGCTATGGCCCGGACCGGCCAGTATACGGGAGGACCGCCGCCTTTTGGATACACGGTGACCCCCGACGCCGTCGGCCTGCGCAGGCTTGTTCCTTCGCCCGATGCTGACACTGTCCGATGCGCATTTGACTTGTTCCTGCAGACCCGCTCGATTGCCCGCGTGGTTGAATACCTGCGCACAATGAGCGACCGCCGTTGGGTATCGTGCACCGCGCGAAACCTCCTCACCAATGAGCGCTATACGGGTGTGTCCCGATTCCGCGATGTTGTCAGCGAGCACCCGGCCATTATCCCGGTCGGGATCTTCGCAGAGGCCGCAACAATCCTCGCTGAGAACTCCCGGTCGCGAACCCGAGAGCCACGGCAGGATGCGTACGCTTACCACCTGCGCGGGCTTGTCTGGTGCCCACACTGCGAGAGCAACTATACGCAGGGCTACGCACGGTCGCGAGGGCGCACGATCCCTTACTACGTCTGCAATTCCCACAATCACGGCGATGCCCGGTGCCCGGTGGTGCGCGTCAACGCTGACAAACTGCACGCCTCACTCGCGAAAGAGATTGGACACGCGGCGGCGCACTGGACTGTCATGCGCCGGTTGATTGCCGAAAGTCCCAACTGGACAAAGGCGCCCGATGATCTCATTCACCAGAGAGGCGCAGTCGGCAAGCGGCTCCAATTCCTAGACGCCAGAGAAGTCAACCTGACAGGCGCACTGGCCGACGGACGCGCTACAGACGCGATCTACAACGCCTTGGAAAAGATAGCGACCCAACGGGCAGAGTTGAGCGCGGAGCAGGCGCGGCTATCGGCAGAGATAGCGAACGCAACGGTCAAACGCCCCACCCCGCACGAGGTTATGGACGCTTGGGGCCGGTTCGGAGAGGTCTGGGGTATCGCGTCCACGGAGCACAAAACGGAGTTGTTTCAGACACTTGTTGACAGGGTGGTCATGACAGAAAAAGGGTCCGCGGAAGCGTTTGTGTTAACTTCCGCGAACCCAGGGTTCGCATTAGGAACCGGCGTGGGAGCGGAAAACCGGCCTAATGCTAACCACACGCTGAGGCTAATGATTCAGGTTGGGAGGGCCGCATGATCGTCGGAGGGAACATGGAGAGTCGGATAGCGCAGGTGGCGGGATGATCTACCCCGGCGACTGCCTGTCGATACTTCCCACGCTTGAGGCGGAGTCCATCCAATGCTGCGTGACCAGCCCGCCGTATGATGATCTGAGGGCATACAACCCGCTGCCGTGGGGAGACTTCAGGCGGGTGGCGAGGGAACTCTACAGAGTGCTGTGCCCCGGCGGGGTGTTGTGCTGGAATGTGGGCGACTCCGTCGTGGGCGGGAGCGAAACCCTCACTTCCGCGAAGCAGGCGATCTTCTTCCATGAGTGTTGCGGCTTCCGCGTCCACGACACGATGATCTACGAAAAGACGAACTTCGGACAGCCCGAACGTGTCCGGTATCATCAGGTGTTCGAGTACGTTTTCATCCTCTCCAAAGGCGCTCCCCGGTGCTTCAACCCAATCAAAGACAAACGGAACATCTGCGTCGGGACTGGTACGGTGGGCCGCAATACCATGCGCGAGTCGGATGGTTCTATGGGCACGCGCAAGCGGAACATCATCTCGGAGTATGGGATGCGGGGGAACGTGTGGCGCGGGCTCACCGCAGGGCGGGAGAACATGGGCAACGGCGTTATCCATCCCGCAATGATGCCGACGTGGCTGGCCCGCGACCTTGTGTTCTCGTGGTCGAACCCCGGCGACACCGTGCTTGACCCGTTCTGCGGGTCCGGTACGACCGGCATGGTCGCTTACCAGCTCGGGCGCGAGTTCGTGGGGATAGAACTCAACCCGGAATACTGTGAGATGGCCGAAGCACGCATCGCACCGGCGAAGGCGCAGGGGCTACTTACTGAGACGATCTAGGAGGGATTGCATGGACGCAGACAAGATGGCCGAGATTGTGGTATCGACGCTCAGGGCGAAGTTCCGGTATTACGACTACGACAAACGTGAGGATATAGTCTCGGAGGGCGGGAAACTGCTCGCTTCGTCACTCCGAAATCGCCCGGAGTGGCGTCCGTGGACCCATATCAACAACGCGGTCCGTTCAGCGGCGAAGGAGTATCACCGGGGGCCGGGACGTGACATGTTTCAGACAGTGCGGCAGGCGCGACGGCGGGAACCAGGGCGGCGTTCCTATGAGGTAGTGGATGCCTGACGAAAGCACCAAAGACGCAGAAGCAATCTACAAAGCAACCGAGTCCGCATTGGTGCGGCTGCAAGACAGTGCCAAGTTTGCTAGAGACTGGGCGGCGGGGTTACATTCGTCTTGGGGCGGGCAGCACGCGCCACTGGATCCAGACAGTGATCTCTACACGCTTTACCTGGATTGGTGCATGGCAAAAGACAGGGGACTGCCATTTCCGTCTACCGCGAACCCCCCGCCGCTGGATGCGTTGGAACTCACGATATACTATTTGACCGTGGATGATCTGTGAAAGGATGGGAGTATGAGGAATTACTACGGCGGAATGGACCGAATGTTGAGGGACCTGGCCGCGAGGGTAGAGGAACACGATGGGTTTTTCTTTCGCCACATTAGGTATGTTTATCGACGCCTCGCGGCGCTGGAGGCCGACTTGAAACGCCGCCAGGAGATAGATGCCACCCGCCCACTCAAGACAGAAATGGACACGCTGGTTGAGCACGAGATGCGGTTGAGGGCGCTGGAGGGGAGCGTTGGCGAGGACCACGAGGCGGAGGACTTCGAGCCCGCCGAATACACCTGCGGGATATGCAAGCAGACACATAAGGGCGGGCTGTATCTCATTGAAGGCGTCCAAGTCTGTCCGGACTGCAAGAATACAACACCGCAACCTGTCCCCGACTCCACCGATGCCTCGCGGTACGTCTGTGAGCACTGCGCCCAACCGAAGAAGGGCGATTGCTACTTCATCCGCGACGGTGAGAAGCGCACCACAATCTGCCCGGACTGCATGGCGAAAATCCCAACGGACCCGCCCGCCCTCACGCCGAAGCCCGCCCCGAAGAAGGATGCGCCCAAGGCGGGATGGCGTATCGCCATATCCGACGAGCCGGCACCGTGCCCTACCTGCGGCCAGATGGTCTATACCGTCACGTTCAAGGAGAAGCCGGAGACGCAACCGGAACCCGCGACGGCAGTCAAGAACGAGGCAGACAAGCCAACGCCGAAGGCGGATAAGTCAGACGCCTTCGGCGAGGACATCTGCGCGGGTTGCAAAGAGCAGTGCGCAGCCGCCGGTGGCGCGAACAAGCCCCCTGCCCTCAATGAGTTCGCCGCTACAAACTATGAATGCACCCGTTGCGGGAATAGCATGAGCGGTAAGGGTTTCAGTGTCGTCGGCAAGGACGTGTGCCCGGAGTGCTATGCAATGAATCCCGCTCCGCAACCCGCATGGGAGAACGCTCAGTATATCGGGTTCGGGGGCGGCGAGTGTTACAGGTGCGCCCTGTGCGACAAAGAGTATTGGGGCGACCGTTGGATGATTATGTGGCAACCGGGCGCCATATGCCATGACTGCTACTGGAAGGTCAAGAAAGAGTCGGAGAAGCCCGCGCCGAAGCCGGGGGAGGTGTGGATAACGCACCCAGGCGCGTGCATCCGACCTGCGGTGGCGATTTTGGGCAAGCACCCGACTAGAGGCTATCGCGCCATGTGGTTGGAGTCAGAGGCAGAAGGACGCACCCCCATCCCAACATTCCTAAAAGCGGAGTATCTTCTCCGCCCCGCGACCACAGACGAGGCGGACGCGTTCTGGGGGAGGTGAGGGATGCGGCTAACCTGGGGCTTAGATGACGTGAAGAAGGCAATGCGGGAACTCCGTGATGGCACCTACGTGGAACGTCAAGTTGGCTGGTACTCGCTGTCGCTTGAGGATAGGGATGCGAAGATACGGGCTGAGGTGGCCGCACTCCGGAGGAAGTATCCCGGCTTGATTGAACCTAAATAGAACATCCGTGCCCCATGATAATAAGTGAGAAGCAGTCTTCCCACCCTCCTGCTCTCACGGGGGCGAGTCTTTGGACGGAACCCAACCGGCGCGAAAGCGTGTCTCGCCCCTGTCCTTTGGGTGGATACAATCTCATACTCCTTTCTCCTTATGTGCCTTGCCCTCCGGCTGACAACCGGGGGGCTTTCTTTTGCGCAACCTTTTCGTTGAATCGAGGTAAACGAAATGAGCTTAATAAAAGGCGAAAAACACGGCGGCGGTATACAAACAATCGCCGTTGATGATAACGGGCGCCTGACGGCAAAGTTTGATGATACCCTCCCCGTCATTGCTACTCCCGGCTGGAGGACGATCTGGTATCCGTGGGAAATCAAGGCGTACAAAGCCATGTCCAACGGCTTGCAGGTGACGCCGGGGCTGGACGGCCGTGACAACTTCTGGCGGTACGTCTGCAACGATGCGCTTCCGGTTGATACGGGGATGCTATCAGCAAAAGGGTGCGACCAGATACGGGTCATGATATCCGCCTCAAACGCCACCAACGGCAACGTCAAGTTTGATCTATTTGGGTCGGCGTGGTCTACATATTCGGGTGACGGGCTTTATGGCATATCAGCCACCGGCACAGTCGCCGCAACCACAAAAGGCCAGTGGGTGCTCTGCACATCCGGCGCACCCCCGACTACAGCCGCACCGGGCGCACCCTGCGCGTGGCCGTTCTTCCGAGTCGTTTTCACGACGCTTCCGGCAGGAACAAACATCCTGACGATGTTCGTGGAGGGTAGATAGACATGAAATCCAAAACGCTCCTCTGTTTGGGCGATTCTCTCACTGCCGGATCGTTCGCTACCAGCCCGGAGTTCTCGTATCCGTGGCAATTGCTCAAAATGCTTCGCAACCGGGAGCCAGAGGCAAACTGGGAATTGATTCACGCCGCCGATACTTCATCCACATATCTGGGCGGTATCTGGCAGAAGTGGCAGATGCTCAAAAGCTACAAGCCGGACTGCATCGTGTTCCAGGGCGGCGAGAATGACATCCCTGCCGACCCACCAACGGCCATCACACAGGCGCTCTCATCCATGAGCGACAAGATCGAGTTTGACCAAGCGCCAAGGCCGAATCAACTCTACTTGCTCACCAATTCCGCAGATAAGTTGGAGTGGATTCATGTGCAATCGGTCTCCGCAGGCACGGGTGCGACGGTCCAGTGTGCAGATACGGGCGGCGTGATTACTGGCGTTACAGCGGCTCCAACAGCGGCGGGCACAGGCTACAAAGTGGGAGACGTTCTTCCTGTTACGGGTGGCGGAGGGACTGGCGCAAAGGTCCGTGTTGCAACCGTGGTGGTGACTACGGGCGCTGTGGCAACATTCTCCGTTACCCCTGTACGCGGTGGGACAGGATACACGGGCGCTGTGGGCCTTACCACAACTCCGCCGTCAAAGATCGGCTACGGAGTGACACGTGGGCTATTCGGCACAACCCCCCAATCGTGGCCGGTCGCGGGTACATCCGTCTACTACGACGCATACGATGCCGACCATGCGACCGCTTACGTGCAGCCGTATTGGGCAACGCTATGGGATACCGTGTTCTCCGACATTATCGCTTCGACAGATCGCCAGAACTATCAGCCTATCATCCTCGCAGGCGGACTATGGTGGGAAGGCGCGGCGGGGGCAGGGCATATCAAGATCGCAGAAAAGGTCGCGGCGCATGGGTACTCCAAGGCGGTATTTTGCCCTTACCAGATGGCCGACGGGACGGACATCTGGACATCGGATTACTCCACCAACAACCGTATCGGCCCTACGACTTCTGTCAATGGTGACTTCCGAAACACGGCAGTATCCTGCGATTTCGTGGATGCCTCTGACTGCGACGTGGGAGACTTCCTGCTGATATGGAGGGCCTCGCAAGGGACGAACCCTACCACATTCCAGGTGTCGCTTGTGAGCGATAAGAGCGGGAACACCGTCTACTTCGACCAGACGGCAGACTATCCCGCAGCGGGAGACAGCGCGACGACTCTGGACAAACTCGGCAGCACGAAGCGCGACTTTACGGGGGCGCTCACCAACCCGCTTGTGGGCAAACTCGCAGCCGCCGCGATGGGGCCGGGTGGTCCGTTCCTCAGTTTGGGGGCTGGGTATTTCGCGGCAACAAACTGGGTCACGGGCGACCATCCGACGGACGCGGGCCACCGCGAGCTGGCCCTTGCGTTCTTCCGTGGCTATGAATCGGTGGCTGGCCTCTAATGCCCACCCGCGCAGGCAAACTGGCCGAACTCACGCCGGACCAACACAACGCCAACCGGCATACGGAACGCGGAACCGGGATGCTGGAAAAATCACTGCGCAAGTTCGGCGCAGGGCGCTCTATCCTGGTGGACAAAGCGGGCAAGGTGATTGCCGGCAACGGAGTCCTAGAGGGCGCGGCAAGCATTGGACTTGAGGACGTGCTTATCGTCCAGACGGATGGCAAGCAACTCGTGGCCGTGCAGAGGACAGACCTTGACCCGGACTCGCCAGAGGCGCGGTCGCTGGCCATTGCTGATAACAGGACGGCGGAAGTCGGGTTGGATTGGGACCCTGCGGCGCTGTCGGATTTGGCGGCGGAGACTGACCTGTCCGACTGGTTCGGCGGGGACGAACTGGCCGCGCTGATTGCGCAACCTGCCGATGAAGGCGATGCAGAAATCGAAGAACTCTCGGACTGGCTGGAATCCATGGGCTCAAAGGCCCCGTTGAAACCGGCATGGGCTGTTGTGCTTTGTGAGCGCGATCTTATGAGCAGGGTGAGGCAGGCGCTGGAAGCTATCCCTGGAGTCGCGCTGGAAACGAGCGTATAAGTGCCGGGCCTGATTACCACGGCTCAACGCCACAATACATACCGCGCCAACAAGATCGCTATTCGCAAGGCTCTGCTGGAATCTCTCGGAGCGCCCGCTCGGGTGCTTGACCTCTACTGCGGCGAGGGTATTCTGTACGACGCCTGTTACCGCGACAGTGTTGAGGAATATCAAGGCGTAGACAAGAAGTGGGTTCACACGGAGTCGATTTGTTCGCTGGCTGACAATTGGACTTACCTCAAGCAGCACGACGTGAAACGCTTCAACTTCATCGACGCGGACGCTTTTGGAAACGGCTGGCTGATTGCTATAGAAGCCGCCCGCAGGATAGACGCGAAGCGATTCGCACTGGCTATAACGGACGGTTCGGACGTTCGGACGAGCATCGCGCGCTTTGACAGGGGGACAATGGCAACCATGGGAATCCCTCGCACGATGCCGTTCCCTGCAGCTAAGCGCTGGGCAGAATATGCACGGGTCTACTTGATTCGGGCGCTGCAAGATATGGCAAACTGCCAAGTCACCCGGTTACTGCACGCGCACAACGCAGGCAGTACGCATTACTTCGGATGTCTCTGCGAGCGCCGCCATGGCAGCTAAACCAGAGGTAGACACGCGCTACCCGCGCAACTGGAAAGAGATACAGAAGCGCATTCGGGACGACCGCGCGCAAGGCCGGTGCGAACGTTGTGGGGCGCGGAACCTAATGGAGCATCCGGTAAACGGCAAGCGCACTGTGCTGGCAGTTGCGCACCTTGATCATGATCGCGGGAACAACGCGGATGATAATCTGGCGTGTCTCTGCCAACTCTGCCACCTGGCCCATGACAACAAGCGCCACCATGAGAGTTTGGCAAAAACTCGCGCCCGTCTAAAGTCGCAGAAGCGGGCAACTCAGGTTCAAAATGTGGTATAATATACATGGAAAAGCCGCCCCGGGAATCGCCCCGAAGCGGCTACATCCGCGACGCGTTGGAGGCGTCTAGGACAATGGATTATACCACACTCAAGCTCTCGGTTATCTATCAGCCCAAGGGGCGAGCAGCGGAGTATGCTCCGCTTGCCTGCAATCTCTACATGGGCTGCGAGCACGGCTGCAAGTATTGTTATGTTCCCGCCGTGATCAAAAAGACTCCGGCAGAGTTCTGGTCGGCACCGTTCCCGCGCTCAATGGCGATCTTCCCGAAGATCGAGAAGGACCTGCAAAAGCTGATAGCATCAGGGGTTCGCTCCCCCGTCCTGTTCAGTTTTTCGAGTGACCCCTATCAGCCAGCCGAGGAATACATCGGGCACACTCGCAACGCACTCGGGATATTCCAGCGCTACGACTACCCGGCATGCATCTTGAGCAAGGGCGGAATGCGCTCCCTCCGGGATCTGTCACTCTTGGCGGCTGGCTCTCAGGTTGCGGCCAGCCTCACATTTGACAATGACGCGGACTCCCTCAAGTGGGAACCGAAGGCGGCAATGCCGCAGGAACGCATAGATGCGCTGGCCGAGGCTCACTCGCAAGGGTTCTTCACGTGGGCCAGCCTTGAGCCTGTCATTGACCCCGCGCAGACGCTAGAGCTTATCAGGCGAAGCGCTCATGCCGTTGACCACTACAAGGTGGGCACGTGGAATCACGCGGCAGGCGCCAAGGCGATTGACTATGCTTCGTTTCTATCCGAGGCCGAAGCGCTCATTCGATCCCTTGGTAAGACGTATCTCATAAAAGACGATTTGGAGAAGTTCCGAGCAGCATGACGCGTTGCGGCAATCTGGACACATGCGCCCTCCGGGAAACCGGGGGGCTTTTTCATGCCCCCGGCGGGGAGTAGCGCAGGGCGATATGGGCGACTCCGTTGCTAACAACGCGAAAACAACGGGTGGATGCACTGGCAAGGGCTTTACTCCTGGGCACTCCGGCAACCCGACAGGCCGTCCAAAGAAACGGCTCATTACTGACCGGATCGAACGGCTACTCAAGCAGAGGGAGCCCAAGACCGGCAAGCTGTACGCTGACCTCGTAGCCGAAGGGCTCATAAAGGAATTCTCGAAGGGCAGGAACGCGAAGGAACTCCTTGACCGTATCGAGGGGCCGGTGGTGCAAGCGATAGAACACAGCGGACCGAATGGGGAAGCGATAAATGTCAGCCACACTCTCGATAAGGATGCGATTCTAGCACTTGCCGACAGCATCCGGGATAACGAACGCTGACCTGTACCGCGCGTTGCAGGATGACCTGCTTGCGTTCGCTCAGTATGTCCAGTACGGGCACTACCTGCGGGCGCCGCACCTTCGGGAACTCTCGACAGCACTTGAGGCGATAGACTCCAGCCCGGAGTCCCGGATCATCGTTACCTGGCCTCCGAGGCACGGGAAGACGCTTCTCACAAGCATCTTCCTCGCCTGGTATCTCGGACGCAACCCGCGCAAGTCCGTGATTGTAGGCTGCTACACAGCCACGCTAGCGGTTAAGACAAGCCGACGCGTTCGGAACATCATCAAGAGCGACAGGTTCCGGAACGTGTTTCCGGGAGTGGAGTTGGCTTCGGATTCCCAAGCCGTGGATGCGTGGGAACTTGAGGGCCACGGAGGCGGCCTCCGGGCCATTGGTGTCGGGGGATCTGTAACGGGAACGGGCGCTGACCTCCTCGTGATTGATGACCCTGTCAAAGGGCGCGCTGAGGCTGAGTCTCAGACCATCCGCGACAAAACGTGGTCCTGGTATCAGGCCGATGTGTACACCCGGCTTGAACCGGGCGGCAGTGTGGTCGTGATTCAGACCCGCTGGCATGAGGACGATCTGACAGGGCGGCTGCTGGACGCGGTCAAGACTGACCCGGAAGCGGATAGATGGACGCAACTCCACCGCCCTGCCATTGACGAAGAAGGGAACGCGCTCTGGACGGAGCGTTACCCTGTCAAGCGCCTCAAGGCGATTCAGGCGAACGTAGGCCCGTACGAGTGGGAGGCGCTCTACCAAGGGCGTCCAAGCCCACCCGGCGGCGGGTTTCTCAAACGGGAATGGTTCAAGGGCCGCATGGTGGAGGGTTCACCCGGCGGGCGCGTCACTGTCAGGTTCTGGGATCTCGCCACAAGCGAGAAAACATCCGCGGACTTCACGGCCAGCGTCAAGGCGTCCATCACAAGCGAGGGTGACGTGTTCCTGTCCGATGGCATCCACGTCCAGATGGAATGGCCGAAGGTCAAAGAGCTTTTCGTTGAAACCGCACTATCAGAACCCGGTGTCGTGCACGGGGTAGAGACGAACGGTTTCCAGTCTGCCGCCTTTCAGGAACTCATGGCAGATCCCCGCCTTGTGGACACCGCTATCAAGGCCGTCATCTCGGACAAAGACAAACTGACGCGGGCGCTACCGTTCCAGGCGCGTTCCGCCGCAGGCAAGACATATCTCGTGAAGGGGCCTTGGGTTGAGGGCGCACTTGTTGAGTGGGCTCAGTTCCCGCTTGGCAAGCATGACGACCAGATAGACATGGTTAGCGGGGCATTTTCCATGCTGACATTCACTCCCGCCGCAGGCGTGAGCATAGAGGTAAACACCAACTGGTATGGGTCGAATTAGAGACGCTTTCGATATTCTCAGAGGCAGCCGCGCAGTAGAATCCGCAGGCGCGTCTATCGACTCGCTTATCAAGGAGGATATGGGTTGGCGCCGGTTGGGCGCTATGGCGTCCGACTCCAGGATGGAGATTTGCGAGCATGACACGCTCACGACCATGGGCATCTGGTTTGCCCATAACAGCCCGCTCGCCATCGGCATCATCGACAAACTCGCAGCCCACATCTGCGGTTCCTCTCTCGCGTTCACAGCCAAAGACGAAAAGCTCACTGAGGCACTTCAAGAGTTCTGGAACCACCCGGACAACAAGCTAGACGAACTGCTTCCGCGCATCTGCCGCGAGTGGCTTGGCTACGGCGAAGTAACCATGCCTTCCTATACCGAGACCGAGACCGGACTGATGCGTCTGGGCTACATCCACCCGGCAAACATCAGTGCTGTGGATGTTTCGCCCGATAACTCCCGCCTGTTTACCACGGTCCATGAGAAGCGCAAAGGTTTCGAGGATGTACTTTGGAAGATCATCGGCGGCGAGATGGACTATGAGGAACTTCGGACTGGCGACCATTACTGCTGGTTCTGGCCGCATCAGCGTTTCATCGTAGGACGCGGCAGGCCCATCCTCGAACCCGCCTTCTGGTGGATTCGCAAGGTCGAGGGGTTCCTGGCCGACAGGGCCATGCTCAACAAGTTTGCGCTTGCGTTCACCTGGCTTGTGACTATTACCGGCGCTTCTAAGGCGCAGGTCAAGGAGCGAGCAAACGAGATCCAGGCAGAGGGCGTATCCTCTGGCGGCGTCAAGGTCATGAACGAAGCCGAATCGTGGAAGGCTGAAACCCCGAACCTCAACGCAGGCGGGGCGGTGGATGATCTACTCTCCATGCTCAGATACATCGCGCACACCTGTTCGTTCCCGGAGCACTGGGTTGGGGCGTCCGCCGACGTGAACAGATCCACGGCGGGTTCCGCCTCAGAGCCGACCATTAAGGTGCTTGAGGAGTTGCAGAAGCAGTTTGTGGGGTTGGTCGTGGAACCGCTGCTGAAAACACAGGCGGAGTTGTTCGTGGCGTCCGGGCGCTTGCCCGCAGGAACAGACCTCACGCTTTCCGTTGACCCGCCAGACCTCACTACTGCAGACAATCTCGCAGTCGCGGACGCAACGCAGAAGATGATCTCGGCGGCGGCACAGGCGGTGAGCGAGAAGCTCATGGACGTGGACACGGCGCGCACGGCCATTTTCAACGCGCTTGGAATGGACGTTCCGGAAGACATCGAAAAGCTCATTCAGGATGGCATAGAGGCGGATGTTTTAGGCATTTACAAGGCGGCCGCGCCGCCGCCGGTTCCCGGACAATCGCCGGGGCAGGAGTTGACCAATGGACAGACCGATACGGGAGTGCTCACTACTGGAGGGCGAAACCGACCTGGAGGGCTTGCGAATACGAAACGCAATCCTAATCCGAACGGGAGTCAGCAAAAACCGTAACCGCTACAGCGAGGCCCTTCTGCGCGCGGGTGCGCCGCTGTTTGAGGGCTTGGGCGCTTACGCAGGCCATCAGACGGACGCAGGCGGGCGGCTGACAGACATGGCGCGCAAGAGCGACCCACGCAACCTCATAGGCCGTTGGTCAAACGTGCGCTATGAGAACGGCGCGATCCGTGGGGATCTGGAGGTCTACCCCACAGGCAAAACAGTTTTGGAGACAGCGCAGGCCGCAAGTGACCTCGTGGGGGTGTCTATCGACATAGCTGCGAAGTCAAAGGTCGTGCGCGAGTCAGGCCAGATGATCCGCGATATTGAGGCGTTCACCAAGAGCCCCTTCAACTCCGTGGACATAGTTGTCAACCCAAGCGCGGGCGGGCGCTTGTTCGAAAGTGCCACCGACGATTGGTGGACGCACCTGGAAAACACTGCAATGGATAAGGTTGTAGAGTTCATCATGGCGAAACCGGAGCTCAAGGCTCTGGTGGAGGCGACGGTGGAAGAATCC